GCCATTGCCCTTGATGAGAGAGTTTGTGGAGGGGACGGACGGGATGACCGTCGTGTCTGGAAGCGCGCCTACCTCAGAGGCCGTATAACTCGGTTTAGTCGCCGCCTTTGCCCACTCAGGCACGGTCGGGTCGGTTTCCTTGTAGCTCTGCAAAGCACTGTCCGCTTTGCCCAAACTCGTCTGCACATCTCTTGCAAGGTCGGATTTGGCCACCGTGGACTTAAACGCCAGACTGCCGAGGTCGGCGAACCATTTTGCGATTTTGCCAAACAGCACGGAGAGTTTTTCGCCCGTCGCAACATTTGCGCGAGTACTTGCTGCCGTAAATGCCGCCGTGACGTTGCTGCCGTCGCCGGTCTTGTCCAGCTTATTGACGAGCGCCGAGTACACGCCGCCAGACTGCACAGGATTCGCGCTGCCCTGCGTAGGCGTTGCGTCAGTAGTCACCTTGACATCCTTGATAGCATTGTCAACGTATGCAAAGATGTCCTGATGCTTGTTGTTAGGGTCATACACAGCCGCCAGCATATCACCCGAGCCAGCACCGGCAGCGCCACGGCAATAGCCCGCATCGTAGCTCGTGCCGTCCGACAGCGTCACAATAAGGTGATAGTCGCTCTGCCGAATGGTGATGTTGGTAATCGTGGGAGCATCCGTGCCGGGATTGCCCTGTGGGCCAATTTCACCCTGAATACCCTGCTTACCCTGTTCACCCTGAATACCCTGCTTACCCTGTTCACCCTGTTCACCCTTTTCCAGCACAAGGTTGAGCACCTGATTCGGGGCTTCTCCGGTAATGGTCGCGCTCGCCACCTTGCCGGACGTGACCGAGCCGATGGTCAGCACGTTTGCGGGGCCAGTCGCGCCTGTTGCGCCGGTGTCACCTTTGCTGCCCTGCGGGATACCGAGAGCCAACGTACCAGTCGACTTGTCGTAAGTCGCCGTTGCTGAGCTTCCTGCGGGCAGCGTTGTCACCGTGACCGATACAACGCTCAGCGTGACAAACTTCAGCAGCGTTTCGCCTTTCAGCATCTTCGCCTCGCCGCCCTGCTCAAGCACAAACTGGTCTTCGTTAGTGATCTGTAACGCTTGCGTGAGGTCGGAAATTGCTTTATCAGCCATCGGTTGCCTCGCTTTCTTCGGGCGCTTTCGCGGTTTCGGCTTCGCCGTCCTTTACTTTTTTTGCTTTCTTTTTTGCATCCTCAAGCTGATATTTCAGCGCGACAAGCTCGCGCTTGTCTTTCTCCTGCTCTTCCGCCTCGCGATGTAAAATCTCATAAGCCTTTTGAATCTGCGCCTTGACGACGCTGATCTTGCCCGCCTCCGAGCCCAAAACCAACGTGTTATTCAGCGTGTCAAACGCGTTGCTCAAAAGTTCCATTGCTTCTTTCATGCCGATGCCTCCAATCTTCTAATCCGCGCTTCCTGCTCGCGCACCTTGGCCCACAGAATTGGGATAAACTCACTGTACCGCAGAAAATAGGTCTCGCTGCCGTCATCAAGCTTGGCCGCCGCCCAGCCCGCGAATTCCTGCGAATCAATGCCGCACGCGCGCATGGCGTCCTCTACCTCCTGCGCGATGAAGCCTGTGTGATAGCGTCCGCTCGTGCCGCTGTTCAGCTTGTAGCGCTTCGGCTCGACGAGCTCAAACATGCGCACGTACTTCACCGGCAGCGCCTCAATGCTGTTCTTGATGTTCCGGTCGGACCCGTTCAACTCGTTCGTGCTGCAATAGATCGTGCTCCAAACAAAATTTGGTGCGCCAAGATTGTACCGGTTATCTGCATTCGGGGCGAAATCGCCGCGGCAATCGATGAAGTCGTAGTCGAAATTGAGCGCTGATCTTCCGTTATTCCCCGACAGATACAGGTTTCCGCTCGTCGCGTTCAACTCCATAGCCTTGCTCTCGAGCGTCATTTTGTAGTCCGCCGTGCTGGCGTACTCGGGATAGATGTAACCGCAGCGCCGTCCGTTGTCGTTGCGCACCGTGATCGTGTCGCCCTCGATCTCGCTTGCCGTCAGCGTGCCGTCAATGTTGACGGCGTCAACGTGCAAGTCGATCGAACCGGTCGAATCAACGACAACACCATTACTGAGAATTTTGAACGTCGTACCGCTGCTGCTGCTCGATACGCTCAGCGTGATCTTGTCAATGCTCTGGTCGATCATGCTCTGTGCTATGCTGCCGTCGATCTTGCCCGAGACAGTCGTGCGCAAGCCGTTGATATCGGCCTTGATGTTGGTAATGCTGCCGTTGAGGCTCGAAATATTGGCCTCAATGCCGTCAATGGACGTCGACAGCGACGTCACGCGCCCATCAACGCCCTTGACCTTGAGCATGATCTCCTCGCTGGTCTTGGTGATAGTCGAGCGTGTTTCGGCAATCTTGCGATTGAACTCTTGTGTGATGTACCCCTCAGCTGGGTATTCGTCTTCCATCTCTGCTTCCCCGGGGGAAGAAATACCCGCGTATCCGCGCCCATCATCAGAGAGTTTAGAAAGCGGCGAATAAATGCCCCCAACCGTCACGCCGTCGCCCAGCTCTGCCGCCGGATCGATGTTTGCCGCGCCTGCTTCGTACGCCTGATACTGGTAGCCTTTCATGGTTTGCAGTAACGCGCTTACCATTGGCTGCGTGGCGTGAGGGCAACTTGCAATAACTTCCATGCCGGTATCATCGCCCGCCGTCAGGCTGTTTTCATCATCCACAAGCAACGTCACACGGGAAATAGGCTTATACTTGCCGTTGTCGGAAAAACTCGTAATGTCGCCACCGACGTAATATTTATCAGACAAGAATCCTCACCCCTCCAAATGTGATAGCGTTGCCCGCTTCTGTAATGAGATAGTTCGTCTCGGTAGGCATGGACAACAACGGAATAAGCAACAGTTTCCCTGCATCGGTAATAATCCAGTTCCCGCCGTGCGCCGCTGCGATAAAACATAGCTCATTGCGGATGGTGTAATCATTTGCGGGATAGTCGATGGTATATGAGCTATTGAGCACTGTGCGGCTATCCAGCTCCACGCCCATCAACTGGCAAAAGATATTTACAGCGTCAGGCATAGTCATCGGGAAGTTAAGCGACTGTTCTGGCTCCCACACAACGTCAGCCTTTCTCATAGCGTCGTATGCTTCGAGTTCCCAATAATTCCCATCGCAGGAACGGCGGTTGGTAAAAAACACGCCCTTTGGGATCCAGTCTGTCGCCTGACTGCCATTAACAAGCCTGAGATAGCGATTGATCGTCGCGGCGCGCGGGATATTGTCCGCGACGACTGCGAGTTTCAGCGTCGCGCAACAGGCATTGCCGATGCCAAATTCTTCAAACAGCTGAGATTCAACAGAGTGGGAAACCTCCGCGTCTTTCCCGTATTCCACACCATTGATGATAAATTTGTATTCGCGTTCCGTCCCGGGCTTGTGAAGCAGCTCGCGCCACAGCGCACTTGTCGTCTGCCCCATATCACACCTCGATCAAGTTAAACGTCGCGCCGCCCCACACCTCATTGTCGTCTGCTGCTTCTTCGAGCGTGCATTCCATCGACGAGCAATAAAACGTGCTGGTTCTGACGCCATGCAGATCGAGATACTTGGCCGTGACCGTTGTCTCATTAAGGTCATCATCGAGCTTTGCCAGCTTATCGCGAGGCATAGAGCGCGTTGTATAGTTCAGCTTTCGCTTGCTGGTAATCTTGTCACGGCGCATTTTCCCATCTTTTGTGCGGGTGGTCTTATCGCTGTCGAGGTCGTTGCGGCTCCACCCATAACCCTTTGTGGCGATAAAATCGGAGTAGTCCGTGCCGTTGATAATAAGGACTTCCATGTTACTCCTCCTTAGTACAACAGCACGGGCTTACCCGCCGCGCGTGTCATGTTGTTAATGTTCTTCACGGTGCTGCGTGCGATTTCCTTACCGTCAAGCTGGATAACGACCGTAGTTGTACCGCCGCCAGATTCCGCCATAGCCTGCTTAAATGCTTCGACCATCGTTGCAAGCGGCGTTTCGATGTTCGTCCCGCTCTTCTGGTCGCCCAGCACGGCGAGAAATTCTTTGTTGGGCGGAATGACTGCGCCGGTTGCCAGACGCGGAAGATGTACTTCGGAAAGCGAGGAAAGATGCCCCCCGATGCTTTTACCGCCAAGACCCGGAACCCAGCTCGGGACGGTAAACTTAATCGTGTTGATCTTGCTGATAAGCCAATTCAATCCCTTGATAATGGCGTTCACCGCGCTTTCAGCAATAATGACGATGCTGTTCCAAATGCCTTTAAACACCTTTTTGACACCATTCCATGCAGAATTCCAGTCACCAGTGAACACGCCCTTGATAAACTGGATAATGCCGCCAAGGATGTTATCTTTAAGGTTTCTCGCAAACTCGGTCAAATTGCCAGTCAGAGCAAGCACAGCGGTAACTACCGTAGCAATTCCCGCAATCACAAGTGGGATGACACTACCGGTCAGAAAGAAGAATCCCAACCCCGTTGCCACAATGCCAGCAATCAGTAACAGCGTGTTTTTGAGATTTGCACCGTTATCACAAATGTCCTTAAACGCTGTGATAATCATTGCTGCGCCAGCCACTACAAGGCCGATGCCAGCCCCAACTTTGCCGAATGCGATTGCAAGCCCCCCGGCAAGCGCCGCTGTGCCTGCAAGCATTTCAAGCAGATTCCCCCAGTTAACGCCGTTATTCCATGCGTCGGATAAGCCGTCCCACAGAAGAATCAATCCTCCAACCGCGATAAGGATGCCGCCGAGCTTTTGCAGAATAGTGCCAAGCACACCCGGCAAGCTGCTGCTGATTTTCCACAGCGCTAATCCTGCCGCAATGAGCATGACTGCATCGGCGATTTTTTTTAAGCGGTCGCTGATGTCGTCCATGTAGCTAAAGTCCGGAGTGATTGCGTCAGCGGATGCGCCACCGCCCGCATCGTTTGCGGTATCGGTGGAAATCTGGTTGATCTCATCAAACGCCGCAAGCTGACTTGCCGCTTTCTTCGCGGCACTGCCCGTTCCCTTTAATGCGCTGGTCTCTTTGTTTAGCGCCTTTGCCGAGTTAGCAGTTGCCTTGACGCTCTTGCCAGAGATAAGCGCCACAAGACGCGTGATTTGCGAGACTACTGCCGTAATAACTTTTACAAGCAGTGTAAAGGCGGGGACAATTACGCTTACAAGAGGCTGTGCCAGCGTCAAAAGCACTCCTTTAAGCTGCGCAATGGATTCTCTTGCCTCGGAGTTTACCATTACGACGTTCTTTACCCAGTCGCGCACTTTTGTTAAAGCTTGGGTAATAACTGTAAAAACAAGTGCGCTGCGGACAACAGATTTTACGCGCTGTCCAAATACTTTCATGGAATCTGCCGCCGCTTCGGTTGCATTGCGCAGCCCTGCGCCTTTGGCTCTGCCCTCGATCTGCTGTGTTAGCTCGACTGCCTGCGTTTTCGCGTCGGAAATCTTATCGCCGGTTTTGTTGAGCTTTTCGTTGAGCTTATCAATGCTATTTGCAGTTTTGTTAAATTCGCTTTGCAGCATTCGCACGCGCTCGGCCTGCTCGGACACGTCGATTTTCTCATACGTGCCTTTTGGCGCTGTGCGCATATCGGCAAGCTCCTGTTTCGCCGCATCCAGCTCTGCTCCGATGTTGCGCAGCCGGTCTTCCATCGGCGTTTTCTGGTCGCCGAGCCTTTTAAACTCCTTTTGTAAGGATTCGATATTGCTTTTTACTTTGTTCAACTCCTGATGGAGTTTTTTGTCGCTAATAGTCGCTTCAAATACGACTTCGCCGTCAGCCATAATATCACCTTCTTGCTTTTTGGTTTTTTGCGTGATATCATCCAAGCAGCCATAAATAATGGCAAGGAGGAATGAAAAATGGATAAGATGACTACTTGCAAGGTATGCGGGGCATCTATCGCAAAATCCGCTACCACTTGCCCGCAGTGTGGAGCCAAGCAGAAAAAGCGCCACCCAGTGCTGGGGATTATCATTGCTATTTTCGGCATTTGCATGATTGCCGCCGCATTAAACGACATGGGCGATGATCCTGGCGCGGAGAAACAAACGTTTAGTGTTGGAGAAACCGCCGAGCTAAACGGAATCAGTGTAAAGTTTGATTCTTGCGCCGAAAGCAATGGATCGCAGTTCAACACCCCTGATGACGGTAATGTGTTTTTGCTTTGTGAATTCTCCATTGATAACCAGTCGGATAAAGATATTGCCGTTAGCTCTATCGCATCGTTCAACGCCTATGTTGATGACTACTCGACAAATCTGAGCATTTCGGCCACCATCGCAACCGATAAACCCCAGTTAGATGGAGCCGTTGCTGCCGGTAAGAAAATGACCGGTGTTGTCGGATACGAAGTCCCCAAAAACTGGGAAGAAATTGAAATCCGCTTTACTCCCGACTTTTGGTCTGGAAACGAAATTGAATTCATTGCAAACAAGTAACCATCTTCGCCCGATGCTATTTTGCGTCGGGCGTTTTTTTGCCCAACCACGCATTGATCGTGTCGTTTTCTTCTTCCGTCATCGGCTTATTTAGATCGACAAGCCGCCTGTTTTCTCGGTAAAATTCTCGATCCGACTTGTCGAGCGTTTTTCCTTTTGCTTTCAGGTTGCGAATTCGAACGATGTTTGCAAACAAGCAATCCCCGATTTCGTAGTACGCCGAGACGAATGACCACCAATGGAAATAAGGCATTGCGCGCACTTCATGTCCCACAACGTGGTTGATGGGAGCCACGATGTATTGGAAGTCTTGCTCCCAATCCATCAATTTAGGTCGCTTTTGATTATCGCCTTCATCGCCGCAGTCGAGAAACCATGTCATCTGTTTCACGGCTTCTGGAATGTGCTCATCCGGCATTTTTAAGAAGTCTGGATAAAAGATATCCAGCGCCGCAATCACTTTTTGCTCGTTTGTCAGATCAGTCGCAGCAAATGCCGCCAGCACGTCAAGCGCCGCGCGATAGTCCGAGCGAATTTCATAGTCAACGCCGCAAACGCTCAGCGAGGTTGGAAGATCGTACATCATTTGCGGTATTTCTGCGTATACTTGCGGATTTTCTCATCGGCAAGCGCCTGTTCGCGCTTTACTGCCTCATCAAACTGCTCGATGATGGCGGTCATAAAGTTCTGCCAAACCGGCGCACCATTGGCCGCGGAATATGCGTTGACGCTGCCAAAAAGCGTATCGGCAATGTCCTGTCCGAACAAATCATTGATGATGCTACGCATTTCCTTGTCGAGAGAATCAACCATGTCAAAAAGCTCATCATCGGGGATATCCTTTTCGAGCGTCTTTGCACGGGTCTCCTGCTTCTTGCGCAGGTCATCAAAGGTTTTATATGCTTTCTTTGCAAAGTTCACGTCCGCAGGATTAAAGTAAACGGTAACAACGCCGTTTACGCCGCGAATTGTGTATTCTTTTACGCCAGAATCAAAAGTGAGTTCCATACCTTCCTCCAAAATGAGGGCTGACAAACGCCAGCCCTCTATTTCTTATTCGCCCTCGGTAAACGTGATCGTGCTGCCAGAGATAGCGGCAGTGCCGACCGTGCGCGTGCCGCCAAGCGTCACGTCGATAGGCATACCGATAAAGCCGCCACCCTCGCCGCCGAGGGAAGAGGGCTTAACCATGCAGGACGAATAGCGCTCCGCAAATACTGCGGTCTTTGCCGTGCCTGCATAGGCGTGGACAATCAGCACGTCCTGATTCGCCAGCGCCGCCGCGTTCTGCTCCTTGACCGCGAGATTCCAAATCTTGACGATGGCAGGATCCCCAGCGTCCAGATCGGACGGGTCAAAGGTCTGCGTGATGATGGGTTTCTTCATGGTCGTGCGCGTCGTGCCAAGAATATCCTTCGAGGAATCCTCCTGCCAGTCATATTCCATGCTGGAATCTGTGACGCGCGTACCGAAGGGCGACCACGTGGGGGTTCCAGTTTCGCCCGTGTTGAGACACGCAATCAGAAGTTCTCGGTCTACGGTCTGCCCCGCCGTGGTGTTAAAGGTCATATCAGCCATTTTTAATCACCTCGTAGTTCATTTTCATAAGGATTTGATGATCCTCATCTCCGTTTTCATACATGGCAAAAAGAGAGGATCGCGTTGTCGGCTCAATGCGAATGACGCGCCGTCCATCTCCAATGTCAGGCGGCGTTTCGTTTGCTGCCCAATCGCCCAAGGCGTTAAGCAGCTCGTCAGCTTTGAGCCGTTTGTCGTTGCTGTTCCCCGGCTTCATGCGGTAGATAACCTTGAATTGGTATTCTGCCTGATACCCGCCGAGAATGTATTTCCTGACGATATACGCCGCCTGAATCGTAGACAGCGCCATCGCCGCAGTATCGGCGGGAAGAAATTCGAACCGAATCAAATCAACCGGCTTGTCAGGGAATGTGTTTAACCACGCAAGCAACTTTCGGGAGACTTGATCCTCTTCCGCTGCCGAGACCGTCTTTTTAACCTGTTTCGTACTTCTTCACCGCCTTTTCTGCTACACGCAACCACTTATCGAGGTTCTGCGCTTTTGATGCTTCACACCAATGGTCTTGTGCCTGTGGATGCGCCGTGTGGTTGAATACCAAATTGCGGTCAGTCACGACCTTCGTTCCGCCTTTCGGCGCGTATGTGCTGCCGGTATTTGGGTCAACCATGACTTTCCCGTAGTACAAAAATCTTGCGTAAGGGCCGAGGTAGATGATGTCGTTGCCAACTACCCTTGTACGCTGCGTTAACGAGCCTGTGAGCATCGGCACAAAAGGCTGAGTATCTTTCTCCATCTGCTCGGCTAAGACGTGCTCTGCGCGCGTACAAACCTTTGCAACGGCAGTCCTTACAGCGTCCATTCCATCGGTATGAACGGAAAATTTGATTCCCATTACGCACCTCCGACTTCCCAGTGTCTCATGTCGGCGCTTCCGTAGTCCATCGCGTCGACCTTCGTCACTTTGTAGCAGTCATCGTGATACTGCACGACGGTCATATTGTCGGAGATAAACTCACCCTTGATAAACAACGTTTCGCCGCCGTTCCCGTCATAAGAAAGCGTCCATAGCCCGCTGCGATCTGTAGCTTTAACAAACTCTTGCGGCTTTGCATAGGTCTTCGCCGCGCCCGTCTTACCATCCACGGCTTCCACCGTAAACGGGATATACAGATTCACAGCGTCCGCACTTTCAAGGCCACTTTCGCGCACGTTCACGCCCTTCGACGCTTGCAGCATCACACCACGCAGGATTGTGGTATAAACTTTCTCGACCTCATCAAGCGTTGTCGGGTCGATCTCCTGCACAATGTTGTAAATCGTTACAGTGTGGGGAGCGTACATCTACAACCACCTCCGCGATACAGTAGCCCGGTATGGGCAAGGTATTCCATGCACGTTTCTGCCAGCAGTTTCTTCGCACCGTCCGTCGCACTGAGTGCAGACAGGGCGGATTCCCCGCCCGTTGCAAGGGTGCGGGAATATCTGCCTACCGTCTCGCTTTTGACTTCCGCGTCATTTGCCGCGGCGTTTGCAAGAGTTTTCGCGGCAAGCGCCTGCGCCGCCTCGATGACCGCATACTTGTCAACCAGCGCACAGCAGCACATCTTAACCGCATCAAGATCGGCGTGGTCTTTAGCTTTGTTGCGCGTGTAATAATCGAGGAAGGAGCCGGCGCGGACAACAAGACGCGGGAAGTCATTTTCACTCACAGCGCCCATATAGGTGCCGGAGTAGTATTCAAAGTCTGCGTAAGTCATCAGTGCCCTCCTTCCAAAACTGCGAGAATTTCAGCCTTTTTCATCGAACTGCTGACCCCTTCCACCCCGTTTTCATCGGCATACGCAAGCATTTCAGCTTTTGTCATGTCGGAGAAAGCCGGGGTGTCAGGGTCAGGCTCATTCAGCAGTTCAGTTAGCCCCCCACCGCCGGAGTGATAGAGCCGACCACCACGCCGTCGATACGCTCAGCGAAAAGAGCCATGCCGTTGATAACGGTGTCAGATGCGGTCATGTTGGTGTAATCGGGCTCCTCATGGATACCGATATAGCCGGTGGCGTCGGTGGTGAAATCGAACACCTCGCCAAGATCAGCGCCGTTCACAGGAATGTAGTACAGGGCAATGTTGTCCTTGGCGGTGGCGTAAATCTTGCCCTTGGGAACGCTGGAATTGAGAATCACGGTGCCAAGGCCGAGGAAGTTCTCAACGTAAGTCATGCCGAACGCGGTCTGCAAGGTAATGTTTGCGCTTGCGAGGTAGTCAGCAACGTCCAGCGGGTTCAGAAAATACACCGCACCGATCTCGTCATCTTCAAACAGCACCTGCAGCTGGCCCCATGCCTGTGCCAAGGTTGCCTGGAAGGTCGCACCAGATGCCGTGCCCGTGCCGGTTGCGAGGAAGTCGAAAAAGTCTTTTCGGATACCCTTCTGGACGTCCTTGAGCATTTCGTCGGTAGTCATCTCTACCGCCTGATCGTAGCCGCGATCGGTGATTGCTTCGGCAGAGGTGGCTTTGCGCCACTTCTTAAGCGTAATCTCCTTGTAGTTCACGGCTTCGGTCTTGTACTTGCTAAGGGGGATGGTCTCACCCTCAGCAACAGCGCCGCTCTCCAGCGTGCCAGTGGCCTTGTAGCTCTTGAGCACAGTTCCAGCCTGCTTTGCGATCTTGCGGGTCACACCCAAGGCCTCCATCAGCTTTTTGATGGAATAGCCGAACATTTCGGTAAATTCAATTTCGCGCACACGCGCGAGGTCAGCTTTCTTAATGAGATTAGGATCAGCAGCCATTTTTATTCTTCCTTTCTAAACAAATCCATATTTGCGGCGATTGCAGCGCGCCGCTCCGCTCTGTCATTGATTTGCATAATCTCGTCCTTTGTCATCGGTTTCCCGCCGCCGTTAAAGCGCGCGCCAGTGTCGAAGCGAACGGTCTGCTTGGAGACAAGCCCCTTGTAAGTGCCGTCTACGAGCGCATCAAGAGACTTGGTGTCCTTGATCTTTTCTCCGTCCAGCTCCAATGCGGCCATTTCTTCGCCGCAGCCGCGCATAGCAAGGTCGAGATTCGCGCCGGTGATGTTTTTGCTCTTAAAGTAAGCACGCACGGCTTTTTCCTTTGCCGCCTTGCTTTCCTTTGCCGTGATGTCGGTCTTAAAGGCTTCAAAGGCCGAGTGTTCTTTCTCGTACTTCTCCTTGTAACCGCCGTCACCCGCCGCCTTGAGGTCGTCCAATTCCTTCTGGACACCGGGCAGCTTCTCCGCGTCCGCCTTGTACTTCGTGAGATCGTCCTTGAGGGGGTCAACCACGCCCAGATGCAGCGCAACCAAGCGATTTTCGATCTCTTCGGTGCAAGCCTCGCCGAGAATATTCCTGATTTCCGCTCTTGTAAATTTCGCCATGTTATTCGTTCTCCTTTTCCTTGGCCCCAATTCTTCGGGGGCGAACGTTGTATAAAAACCGCTGTACCTTGCGGGTTTTACCTAAAACAAAAGAGCCACCCACCGAGAAAAACTCGGTAGCTGGCTCCTATTGCCCTTTCCCGCGCCCTATTACGCGGGAGTTGAATATTTGATTGTTTTCTTGACCTCTAAAACGATGTACCCGTCGCCTTTTCGGCGTATTTCAGCATCGTTTCCGCGCTTCAAAATTGCATCGATTGCCTTTTTGACTTCTTCCCAGTTCAATACAGCACCTTCATTCTTTCCCGCTGCTCCGGCAGTCCTGCCGCCACGCTGAACGCTTTGTATTTCGCGTTTAACCGCCGCAGCCTTATGTTTACCGCAGTCTCATCTTCATGCAATCCTGCGGCCTTGTAAGCAGCTTTTTCGCGCTTTAGTTTGCGTGCCTCGCGCTCAACGCGCCGCTGCATCTGCGTTGCTTCGTATGCAGTGTATTTCTTTCCGTCAAAATCGCATCCGAGATCATCATCAATATGGGCAAGCTGTTCGTCTGTGTATGTGCGTTCGCTTACGCCCTCAACCCAAACGTTGCGGCGATGCCGACAGTTAGCCCCCTCAAGTCCATCAACAGCCCCAAGACCGCACACATCGTAAATGCTCGGGTAGATGTCCCCTGCGCGAATACTGTATACCTTGCCTTGCCAGTCCTTATGGCTTGACCACGGTGACGGCCCAGGCTTATCTCTCGCGCCAGCATGGGCGGAAACCTCAAAATACGGAGTTTCGAGATACTGCGCCGACTGCTCCGTATATTTAGCGCAAATTTGATTTACGCCAGTCATCACGGCCCTGCGCGCCGCCACATCGATCTGATCTCGATGCCCGCTCTCATAGTCAACGACCTTCAAGCCGCTGTCTGCAAGCTGCTTTACTGCCGTCTTAATGGCTTGATTATAGTTGATCGCGCCGCTCTGCACCTGCATCACCGCATTATCAAGCGCCCATTGGTACGATTTGGCAGGGGGCAGCATTGTGCGCCCAGCGTCCACTAAAAAGCCCATTGAGCGCGTTATGTTGCGCATTGTTTGCTTCGTCTGCTCGTATATTGCCCAAGTATCCTCTACGCTTACCAGCGTTTCCGGCTGTGTGATGTGCGCAAGGGCGATAAGCTCGGTGTAATACTTTTGATTGCGCTCCACCACATCGTCTATCAGCTCGTTTAGCTTTTTCTCGCTGATGCCGGCACTCTGGCGTATGGCTTTCTCAATCTCTTTTAGGTCGATGCCGTGTGACCGCAGCGCCTTGATGTCCTGAACCGTGACCTCGTTCAGTTCATCCGCAGTTTTCAACCGGGAGCAGATTTCTTCCAGCAGCGTTATTTCAAGCGCCCGGAACAGTTCTGTTAGTTCTTCCGGCAGCGCATCAAGGATTTCTGGCCGAAACGGATATTTCATTTGCTTTCCTCCGTTTCACGATTTCATCATAGTGCGGTTTTACGCGAATTACATTCCAATCGCATTCCTCCGGCACTTTTCCGTAGAATATCACCCATTCAGGAGAGAGCCGCTTCATCATTTCCTCGTAGCCGCGCAGAAACAGCTGCTTGCTTTCCTTGTTTTGCTGTGTGCCTACCGAACTAACCGCAACTATTCCGCCGACAGGCTCGCCGTCAAAGCACCAATCATAACTATTCTCGTTGCTCCATGAAATCGTTGGATAAACCGTCATGCCGTGGAGCTGCCAGTATGCCGCCAGCCAGTGCTTGCGGTAATGGTTGTATATCTGCATCGCCAGCGGCATATCCGTGTAAGTAGAAAAGTCCGGCGCACACACCGCCGAAAACTGCGACAGTTTCGGAATGTACTTGTCAGGCGTATTCCAATATCGAATGAATTGATAATCGTCCACAAAGAAATGCAAAATCTTGCTTTTCGTGTCTTTTGCTGTGTAATGGTAATTCACGGGGATAAACTCGCCGTGCGGATACGCCTTGACCGGCTCGATTTGCGGTATACCGTACTTTCCGACGCCAGGGAACATGAACTTGTCCAAATTTTCAAAGTTTATCATGGAAAATTTTTAAAAAGCCCTTGTGAATAGCTTTCGTTTTATGTAAGCAACGCTTTCATATTCGCCCACACTAATTCTTTGGACATCAAAACCCCGTGAGCGTATTTCGTTAAGTTGCTTATTTAATTTGGTGACTTCCCTTGTAGGTGTGCTTCGGTCAACGCCGCTGAGATGCACAACGGCGGTATTCACATTTTCGAGGATGCCGTATTTGTCCTTTTTATCACCTTGCACTTGAACTGTTCCTTGACTGTTTTTCAGAACAGCGTGCGGCGTGCTTGTGTTTTCAACCCAGATAGTATTTTGCGAAAGTTTAGCGACATCGCTTTCTTTTGCAAAAAGCCGAGAGCCGACAGAAACTCCTTGCACCGTGCGAATATTATTCTTCGTAGCGGAAGTGCCGCCACCTGCTCCACCTCTACCGCCCATTACTCTACCTCCTCTTGTCCTTCGGTTGTCATGTCCTGCATCTTCGGCAGCGCCGCCTTTGCGGTCGCCTCGTCCTCGTTAAACCAGCGCATACGAGCTTCCCAATCATTCATAATACCGTCAGAAAGCATCCGTTCCTCTTTGTTAAACTCGGCGTCTTTGTCCTCAATGATGCTGTCATCAAAGTCAATGGAGATTTCAACTTCCTCATCAAGTCCTGCGTCCATATAGCGATTGCCCATGCGAAGCAAAATGCGACACAGCACCGTAATCGCTTGCTCGAGGATAATTTCATGCTTCCTAATCGTGCGGAACATGGTGCTATTCTCGCTAATGACCTGTGTGGCCGTGGCAATGCTTGTCTGATCGAATTTGTAATGATTCTCGCCAAAGCCGCATTTGCTCGACAATATGTTGAGCATATCTTGCATACCGGTGTTAAACTCTGCTGTGCGCAGCGTCATATCGACCTGTTGCAAAATGTTTCCATCAGATGCGCGATCTTCCGGGAGAACGTAGTAAACCGTTTCGCGCTTATCAAAGACCGGCCTACCGTTGATGTCCTTGGTTGCTTCCGGCTGTACCACGATGCGCTTTTTCCCCAGCACAAACTCATTCACATAACTATCGTATGTAATATCAACGCTTTTGAGCTGGTCGATGGCGGAAGCGAACACTGCAACGCCCATAGGGTTATCTTCATCAGAGTTCGCAATGTTCAGACGGTCAATGACAAACTGCGGCTTGGCGCTTCCTGTGTGGACAACAGGGGGAATTGCTTCAAATCCTCTCACGCTGGTTAATGGGACTTCCTCCGCATCGTACAGGTGGTTTTCAATGTCGTATTCGCCACCGTTCAGCCGATGCACCTGAATGTAGATGTATTCCGTATCATCAACTCGTTTTGTCCATGCAAAAGCGCACTCACGAATAATGCCATTGTCCCACGTCAACGGGTAGATGTTTGCAGCGGTTACATAGTTGATATGAATTCTTCCGGGGTTAGCGATCTCTGCTGTATCAGGGTCAACGCTCATATCCTCCATGATTGGAACATAAGCAACTGTACCAACAGCGGATTTCCGCTCCTGCAATTCATTGGATTTGACTTCCCAGTTATTATCGGCAAGAATCGCATCTACAAATTCCTGCTCCTTCTTGCCCTCAAGCGTGATATTCACGCGCTCGTTCATCAGCAGGTTCGCCCAGTCCTCGCAGACTTTCTTGCCCATGTTGACGGAATATCTGTGGCATTCCAGTTCTTCGATGCCATTCCACACCGTATAACTGTGGAAGTCTTTTACATCGCCGTCATACCATGATTTCCATACATCGATCAGGTCGTAGAATTTGCTATTGATCGTGTCAAAGCCCAATTCTTTAAGTGCTCTGCGAATGTTCACTGTTTCACCGTCCTCATGTGCCCTGCGCGCTCCAATTCCTTGTAGTACGGCTCAATGCTGTACTCAAATGCGTCAAGGCTGTCAATATCAGATGTTCCATCGTCAAGGCGCTCGTCCTCGAACTTGTCAGGATCATAAATTGCAGTTTGCAGTGCATCAATCAAGTGCGGACAGCTGCGCGAAACCTTAAAACGCCCCTGCTTCATCAGCAGCACCACGAGCCTGATTCTATCTGTAATTTGCAGTTTCATTGCGTTCTTGACCTGCGTGCCGAGGTGCATCTTCTGCGCGGTATGATCTAATCCACGAATTAGCACCGTTTCCGCACTGTCTGCCCGCGTCTGGCTGTATCCGTACTTTGCCGTAACCATTTGGCAGAACATAGCAAAGCGCCTATTCAGTTCGTCAGGGTCAATCTCTTCGTTCTTGATGTATTCCTCTTCCAGCGCGGCCACTCGATAATCTTTTGTAATCCCGGTCGCCTGAAACTTTGTCGCGGATTTCGTGCCGCCGAAGTCAACGCCAATGGAAATAACGGAGAACTTTGTATCGTTTTCTTCCGCCCATTTCAACGGATCGTCGATCAAATACTTTTCTGTGTCGTTAGCAAAGTCTTTGTAAACAATGCCCTCGGCAGCTACCCATAATCCGCGCACATACCGGTCATAGAAAATGCCGGCATACATGTTTTCATAGCGCGCAAGCGTTTTCTCGCTCAGACCTGGGTTGTCAGTCATCTCGAAGTGCAGATATAGCGTGTTCCGTTCGCGGTGTCGCTTAATCCACTCCTGATAGAACCAGTGATGCGGGCTGCCGGGGTTACATGAAAACCACAGCTTCGCGCCGTCCACAGAACATCGCGCAAGCGCCTGTTCCACGAACGAGCGTGGCATCAGCACCACTTCGTCCAGCAGCACACCCGCCAGCGTGCGGCCCTGAATCAGCGTATAGCTGGCCTCATCCTTGCCGCCGAACACCTCGAAGTAATTCGTCACGGCACCGCGCCGCACTTCCATAACCTTGTCGCCGCGCCGCCAGCGGATGATATAGCGCTCCTTTGCCAAACTCATCGCCGTAAACGGCACGATGATGTTCTTGGTGCAGCTATCCACCGTGCGTCCACACACGCCGAAACGCTGACCGCTGAAATTCTCCATCGCCCAGTGGACAAACGCCCACATCATAATGGAGGTCTTGCCGGAACGCACAGCGCCGTCACAGATCAGCGCGTCATACTTGGAATAGGGAAAAGCGAGGATTTTCTGCTGTTTTGCACTAATCATCGCTTTCAATCTCCTTTGCCATTTCTTTTAGGCTCTGGCTGAGCGCATCTTCCTTCACCGTGTCGGCAGGGTTGCCGCCGATCATCGCCCACTTGTCGATCAGCGTCCCCATCGCCGTTGTGATCTGGCTGAGATTCGCCGCCGCCAGCTTTTCCGGGTCGTTGAGCATTTCAAGCCCCTTACCGATGAACGAACACACAAGGTCTTTGTGGTCGTTCATGTACTCCATCACATCGGCGATGTTCTCTTCCTTTTTTTGTTCGCACTTTTCCACAATGTCGGCATTCGCCCGCACAAGGTTCTTGACCGTCGTTGCGGACACACCGTTGATTTTCGCTGTGGCGCAATAGTTATTCGTCTGCACATAGTCCGCCAGTATTTTCTTTTTCTGTCGGTCTGTCAGACGCGCAGCCATTGTCACCACCTCGCACTTTTATTTGCTACCAGCCCCCGCCCCTTGGCTTTACATAGCAGACTTTACCCGCCCCGAAGGGCATACACTTACTGGCTCAAGCTCGCCCGGTGTTGTCGCCGATTTGGCCTGATTTAATCGCTCACCCCATGCTCACGCGAACCATTATTGCCGCACTTTCAGGCGGGAGATTTGCCCATTGCCAAAGGCAGCGGCGCTCCTCTTTTGGAGCGGCGAGGCGGTATTGAGCCGCCACACGTCCGCAATGTTGCCTATAGTCATTGCTTTCGCTTCTGCTTCTGCACGCCGCATATATGATCGTCTTTCCCGCTTAGATTGTCACACGCTACCGGCAACTACGCTCCGAAAAGTCGTAGCCCCTATTCCGTCAGGTCAAACCGGTCTTGACGCATCAAGACAAGCGCAGTTTTCAGCGAGCATTGTCATTCCCATGTGAGCCATGACGATGGCGATCTCACATTGTCCGGGCGCGACCCGGCCTCTGGCACAAGCGGCAGGGGTCAAACCTGCACATCTGGGAGTCAAAGTCCCATGCCTTACCATTTGGCTACGCTTGTGTATGTCCCCGCTGGGCCACATCGTTGAGAGGTGCGCGGGGTCCTGTGCCGCATGAGAGGTGCGACCTCTCGGCCCTGATCGTGGGCTGCATCGTGCGTGCGGCATGTTGCGGGGGCGGTGTGAAAAGATGAAAAACACCGCGCCCCGCTATGGCGCAGGAGGTAAACGCCATAAATGAGAGAACCGCAAAGGCTTTTACACCTCTGCGGTTCAATTCTCCCATAATTGCAATACCCTGACTCACTTATAAGTGAGTTTTGCAAAATATTTTTATAAACTTTTTGGGTAGTCCGACCGCCCGAGCAGATAATCAATCGACACGCCGAAATAATCGGCAATGCTCATCAGTGCGTCCATTGATGGTTTCTGCGTCCCCATCTCGTAGCGTTTGATCGTGTTGCGGTTCAGCCCGCACAGCTCGGACAGCACGCAGCGCTTTAATTGCTGGCGTTCGCGTAACCTCCGCAGGCGGTCAGGAAATGTGCTCATATGCGCCTCCGCTCTGCTCGAAAAACTTCTTTTGCTCCTTCAATTTCTGCAACTATGTATTCGCTATCAAGATTTACATATTTCACAGTACCTTGTTTTCGATATGTTTTCGCTGCCAAAATAAGGCTCCTATCGTTTTGCTCTCCCACGCGAATCGCAATTTGCTTATATACAACTGCGTCACGGTTCAGGTGCTTAGCGTCCATCTTTGCCCCCTTTTTGTTTTAACTCACAGCGGGTAATAATGATCCACTTACTCACCACCCAGCTTTCTCTTCACCCACGCCCACAGGTTCCTCCACGGGTGGGATTCTGCGTAGTTGGCGCGAATACCCGCATCGATTACCTCCAACTGTAGATTGTTTACGTCTCCACGCAGCGTCTTAGAATAAGCTTCACACCGCACGATTTTATCATTCATTTCCACAAGTGCTCCATCTGCGGCTCCCAACTCCGCATTCGCCCGCCCGAGCGCTTCCTCGGTATCAGCAAGCTTATTCCGCAGCACATCCGCGTCCGCTTTCAGGTTCGCAATCTCATTTGCCTTGTTGATGGCCTCGTCGTTCATCCGGTCGATCTGCTTGGTCAGGGCGGCGTTTACCCGCTTTAATTCCTGCACTTCCGCCTGTGCGTCCTCCACCATCTTCGCCATCTGGTCTTTGGTGTACTTTTTGATTTTGATGCTCATAATTTGGCTCCTTTCATTCGTAGCTGTTCTTCCCGTCCCCGGTCGCTCACGATGCTCACGACCTTGCAGTCGCCGTATCGCTCGATGTCCATGGCGATGCGCTCCTTGATGCCCTGCGCGTCAGCGGCGGGGACGTTGGCTTTAATCGTGATCGTCAGCATGTGTCCTCTCCTTCGGTTCGCCGTAGCTGCAAAAATCGTCCGGCTCTACGCAAACCGCCTCGCCGGAATACCCACGTTCGGTCTCTTTCGGTTCGGTGTGCAAATAGCACAGCCCGTTCGGGTGGTTGCGATAGTGCTCGCAGTCCTTGCACCGAGTAACGACCACAGCATCGACGATGGGAATAGCCCTAATATCTGCTGCTGTAGCGTAAAGCTCCCAATTTTCATCTGGTCGCCAATGAATAGCATCCCTGTCAATCAGCCTCATCGCTGACACCTCCGTCCATCTTCGCGCCGCAGTTGGGGCAGAAACCAAAATGGTTGATTACCTGTGCGTAGTATTCCTTGCCGCAATTCGAGCATTTCGCAAAGCCCTGCCGCCAATTACCGTTCTCGTCAAAACACGGCTCGAAGCACCCATGCACCACCGGGGCCACGTCGGCGGCGGGGAACGCTGCGATGACAGCATATACTCCATCCGCAAATAGCCTTTCTACCAAACCATGTTCGCCAAGCTCCATTTTCTTGAATTTGGTAATGAGCGCCTCCCGCTTAATGTATTCATCCATTGTCAGAAGTCCTCATCACATACGCCACGCAGTTCTCAGGGTCATTCCCACAAAGACATGGCGCATATACGCACGAATCACAAATTGTAAACATCTCAGTTAGTGTCATTTTCAGCCCTCCTGTTCCACACTTCGATTTTGTCCGCCTTAATTACAAAACCGGAAAGAACGCAGCCGTTGTACCAGTGCTTCCACTCCCCACGGTTTGCCGTTCTCATGATCGCGCCCATAGGCTTATTGTCTGCGCCACAGAACGGGCAGGGCTTCAGTTTTACTTCCATTGTTCCGCCTCCATCTGCTCTATCTGGGCGCACAGTTCATCCGTTACGTCATTACCGTAGCTGAGTTCTTCGTAACCCCAGCCACCGCCGTCGCTCAATTTCTCCACATCTATCCCGTGCTGTCCAAGCCAAAACCCTACTTCACGGTCAAGATTGCTTGCCATTCTTGCATAGAGCGCAATACGGTGCATCTTCTCGCGGATATACTTCGGTACTTTCATCCCGCCCTCCTGTTCCAAGCGGCGACCGCATTCTCGGGGTCTTCATCTGTCTCGTCGAAGGTTGGCCCCATTGCGTGGCAGCTCTGGCATTCGACCCACGAAGGTTCAACTTCAATATCGGCGTCCACATAAGCGCCGTTACTGTCGATCTCTGGAATCGTATAGACCTTGCCGCCCATGAGCTTTGCTTCGCCCCCGCAGAACGGACACCGTTTCACTTCATCCAATGTGACGCCGCCTCCTTTGCTTCCTCCTGACTAAGAAAAACAACGCTTCCGAAATTGCTGAGCCGTTCATAATCTCCGCCATGTCTCCCCTCCAGATAGACCGCATCTGCCATGACGTGTAGCGGGATTGCGGGCTCCATGTCCGCAGCCCACACCGTATCTCCAATTTTGCACGGTCGGATGACTATTTGATGGTTTCTATCGGCCTCGGCCAGCTCGCGCAGGCGGGTATAGCTGCAAAGGCTTTCCAAATCAGCAAGGCGCATGAGCTTCAGCGCGGTCTCGTCTGCCTTGTCCTTCGGCAAAACCTCCTCCGGCTCAAGTCCCTTGTCCTCGTAGGCGGCGAGGCGATCCTTGAGGCGATTGCGGCAGTACAGCGCGGTGCAGTCAACCATCGGCTTACCATGCTTACCCGTCCAATCCGCTTTGCACTTCTCGCAGTCCATCATTGCCTGTCCATCGGTGTCGCGCTTCGTCAGTCGTTCCATTACTCCACCTCCTGCATCCAGAACTCGCGGCGGCAATCACTGCACTTTTTCAACGAATGGCATTCTGCTAAGCATGAAATGTGAAAGTCAAACCTTTTTGGGCAAAAAGTCAACACCCCATCATCCGCAGGGCGCGCATTCGGCCACTGCTCCAGAAACACACTCTGCCGCGTTTTGCGTGGATGTGCGGCAGCCCATTCCTCGACGATTTTGACGGCTCTTTCGGGGTTTTCAAACATCCACCGGCAGCATTCGTCCACAGGCTTTGCTTCATCCACGCGGCATCCTTCGCAATCCGGTGAAAACGAATTACACATCCTGTTTTGCTCCTCGATAAACTTTACAGCATCCATCACATTTCCCTCCATCTGCACCCGTCACAGGCGCCCTCGTGTGCGTGTTTGTACTTCCCGCAGTATTGGCATAGTTCGTTTTTCATGGCGTGCAATTCTTCTTTAAGCCGCAAAACCTTGTCTGTTTTCGACACAGCCATGTCAAGCAATTCCTTGATGTCTCCCGGCGTCAGCCCCGTGTCCTCATAGGCGCGCAGGTCTTCCCGGTTCCTCAAATAGTCCAGAATGAGCTGCTGCACCACGAACCGCTGCGTTATCGGCCACGCCGCGATCTGCTCTTGCAGCTTTTTCAATGCTTCGTCCGAAACCATCACTCCACCTCCTGCAGCTTACTAATCACTTTTCGGATCACATCGCCGCCGTAAGCATCTTTTGTCAACTCCAAGAACTCCGTCAGCGTCATCATTCCATGCTCGAGGTCAACACCGTGATCGCGGGCAAACTGCTTTCGCCCCATGTCACACGAACCGGTCAAACGGTGGTGCCAATCGTAAAAATACTGCGTCGGATACGTTTTTTCGCGGTCTGTTTCACGCAGGAACGCATCAATGCGCTCATCTTCCGGCATATCCTCGAAAAGCTTGTCTCGAAGAGCCTCCATTGCTCCGCGCAGCGTTTCGCCGTGCGCAAAAACATTTTCCTGCTTGACGATGTAGCACGGTGTGAGCGTCAAATCCTCGTTCACGATTGCCCCATGCGCGGTGTTGCCGCGCACAGAGCGAATCAGCGTGTTTACACCGTCAATTCGAAAAACCGGCTCTCCGTTGAAACTTTTAATGCCGGAGCCGTCGCCGTCGCCGGAGCCGGAGCTCGCAGCCAGAAAGGCTTTGATCTTCTCGTCAAGTGTCATCTCTTCCACTCCTTCACCCCTCGGAGCGACGCAGATGCCTTATCCGTGCACAGGATGATCTGGATTGCCCCCAGCACGGTCATTTCCGGGATCGTCACGGTAAAACGGCAGTTGTCCGGTGCTTTTGTGCCATCCTGCGCCAGCTGCTCAACAGCACACGCGCCGTCCCAGCTCCACAGCTTGCGAACATCGGTCATGGTAACCTCGGAGCCGTTGCGCTCCTTGATCTTGCCAAAAAACACGCCTGCGCGGTCACAGCGAACGATGTAGTTCTGATTGTTGTTCATGATGAAATTCCTCCTGATTTTTGTTAAAATTTAAAGCTCTCTCTGAGTTTCTTCCCGTTGATATCGGCCTCTGCCGTAAAGCAGCGGTGCGCCTCGTTGATGTAGACGACACGCCCGTGCGCAGTCGTCTCTTTCGTGGTTACGCTCATAATGCCGTTACTGCCCTCAAATGCGGCAGGCTTCCAGCTAAATGGTTCTCCGATGTACATGCGTCATTCCTCCCCGAATCTCAGTTTTGTCACGGCAATGGGGAATTCCTCGATCTCGCTTGCCCAGCGTGCCGTGCCATTACCGTTGTGCCGCTCGAACACCAGCGGAAAGCCGCCGATGCCGTCAAACAGGCTACCCATCGTAACAGGGCGCAGATATTGTGCGCTGATGCGCTTTGCCAAAAAGTCCCAGAACGGCAGGGCGATAGAGTTGCCCAGTGACTTATAGCGCGGGCTGTCGCTTGGCTTGCGCAGCTTGCCCTTGCTGTCGCGCCACTCGCCGATATCAGTCCATTGGTCAGGGAAACCTTGCAGCCGTTCGCACTCCATCGGCGTGAGGCGGCGTACCACCATGTTTTGCATGACCGTATTATTCAGGTTCAGGCTTTGCCCTCTGCTTTCTTTTGCTTGTAACGTCCCGTTTGTTTCGCCTCCCTCGCAGAAGTTCCGGCAATCAACGGCACATACAACCGGCTGATTGTTTCCGCTCATGCCCGCCGCTGCGGTCAGTGTGGGTAATCTGTCGTCTGTCCGAAGTTCGGCCCCGCCTTGCTGTGTCGCCATGCAGAAAATCGTCTGATCGTTGCCGGTGCCAAGCGTGCCGCTTTTGTCCTCCTGCACTAAAGCACCTTTTCCTCCTCCGTCACAGCCCCCTCTAATTCGGACTGCATAAGAAGCACCGCTTTTAGCGTTTCCGGCAAGTCTTTCCCGCGCCGTTCCGCTCTCCGCAGGATGCCCTGACACGCTTTTGCGCTCAAAGAGTATTTCGCCTGCGGTGTCGCCTCCAAAATCTGCGACAACCGAGATACGACGGCGGCGTTGGGGGACTCCCCAGTGTTGCGCGTCATGCACTCGCCAAGCCACGCTCCATCGTCCTCCCACTTCATCGTGGTACCCCCCCCAGGTGTTCCAACCCTTTTCAGACACTTCAATATCGGGGGCTTCCGGCTGTGCGATGCGGATGATCTCTTCGAGGACTGCCGCGAAGTCTTGCCCTTTGTTGCTTGAAAATGCTCCGGGCACGTTTTCCCAGACCATAAACCGAGGTCTGACCATGTCACCTGTCCGTCCGTTCGCTCTGTCACGTTCTCTCATCTCCTTCACGATGCGGATCTGTTCCATGAACAATCCACTCCTTGCGCCGGCCAATCCGGCGCGTTTTCCTGCAATGCTCAAATCCTGGCACGGGGATCCGCCCGTGATAACGTCCACGGCCTCGATCTCCGCGCCATTGATTTTCGTAATATCGCCGAGGTGCTTCATCTTCTCCCCTCGCATTCTCCGAACATTTCCCGAAACGTCATCCCCGTCAAGTCTTCCAGCGCCAGCAGCAGCCGCACCGTTGTATCGCGGTCGCCGCGCACCCACGCCGACACCGTAAACTGCGACGTGCCGAGGTATTGCGCCAGCTCTGTCTGGTTATAGTTCATCTTTTCCAACGCTTCCTTGAGCACCGGATAAGTGCAGAACTCAAACGGCGTTTTTGGTCTCACAATCTTGCTCATGCGTGTACCTCCCCGTAGATCAGTGCGTCAAGCGACACGCCCAGCGCTTCGGCAATGTACAGGTACGTCGGCATTTTCGCGTACCACAGTCCGGTTTCGAGGTTATGTATCGTGGTCAGCCCGACGCCCGCCTTGTCGGCAAGCTGCTGCAAGGTCATCCCGCGCAGCTTACGCCATGCCAAAATACGCTTGCCGATTTCCTGCTCAGTCGGAACGCCCTTCGGTATTCCGCTCTCGAGCAGTAACGCGCTTACGGGGACGTCGAACGCCTTCTCCAATCTCCCAAGCGATTCTAACCTCGGGTAACACCTCCCCGTTTCCCATAAAGCGACGGTGCTTTGCGGCGCGTCAATATCCGCCGCAAAGGACAACTGTGAAAGACCTTTCTTCTTGCGCAAATCGCGGATGCGATGACCTAATTCCATTTTTGTGACCATCTTTTCTTGCTCCCTCATTTCGTTCGTTGATAGCGCCGCGTCTTAAACTGCCGCGCGCCCCAATAGGCACCGCGCTCCTGCGTTTGGCGCGCTTCCTCTTCCTTCGCCTCGTTATACTTGGCAATATCCGCCTGATAGTACGGGCAATCGCTGTGGCAGCCTACATGCCGCGTTGGCGACTTGCAGCTGTGGCAGTGTTCAAAACTCATCTCACACCTCGCGGATCGTGATGCCATACTTCGCCAACATTTCGTTTTTCTTTCTGAGATACATTTGCGTCCGTTTCCCCTTGACATCCTCGACCTCTTGCAGCCAGTAGACTTGCCCGTTGCAGTCGGGCGCGGTAAGCCGTTCATAGACAAAGTCCGCAAAATATCTCTCTGGCTTAACGCGTGATCCGTCCGAGCAGATGTAGGTCTCTTGCAGTGTAAAAGATCGCTCTATCTGCAAATTTCGAATAAGCCCTTGCCTCTCCATCAAGGCCAACTCGTCATAACGCCTCGCCTCTTTGGCACTCTTGAACTCATGCACTTTCCCGTTAGGCATAACGCGCGGCGTAAATCGATTGCCGTACTTGCTTTTCTTCGGCTTTTGCGTGCCTGCCAGCTTGTCAAGCACCTGCTTCTGCGCCTGCGGCCCCAGCCTCGCGAGGTCAGCTGATGTCAGCGCCATCGTGTGCCTCCTCCTTGCTGTCCGAGGGGTCGTCCCGCAGGCCGACCGCAATGTGCATCATGTTCTTCTCATCGACGCGCTGGTGAATCTCGTATTGCCCAAGCAACGGGTTCACCTTCGGCCTTTCGAGGTGGAGCGCCTTCATGCGTGGGATATCTTCTCCCGTGTCGGGGTCCTTCACTGCCTCGCCGTAGGCAAGCGCGATCTGGATAATCCAAGCGTCGAACGCCATGCGCAGCTGGTTCAGCCCTTTTATATCCTCGTGCAGCTTCGCATTCGCTTTCATCAGCTCGCCGACTTTTTTCTGGTATCTGCCGAGCTCGTGCTCAAGCCGTTTTACCTTGTCTCTGTTTCTTTCGCTCATCGGTTCTCCGTCCTTT